TTTTCCGTCTTCATAGTTCATCTTCCCACTCCAATTCTTTTCTTTTCATAATCTCAAAAATAGTCTTTGCGCTGTCTCCTGAGTAAGCATCTACTAACTTAACACATTCTATTCTTTCCCTGTTTAGAGCCTGTTTAAACGCTTTCGCAACAAAATTAGACTCTATGTACACCTTGCCATCAATAGTTTGAAGTGGAATCATATTGTTTTGCCTTTTAGTTTTTCACGAATCATGGCAATCATCTCAGGATTAGTCTTTGCATTTTTTATACTCTCATCCAATGCAACTAAAATAGGGTCACGCTCAAATGTGCTTGGCACAGTTTGATGCACTTTGTCAGCAACATTTGGTTTGACAACCCAATCAGCCTTAAATCCTGTCCAACCACGAACCAAACATTCTGTCATTGCCTGCTCTAAAGTCCAGCCTGCCTTTTCAGCCTCAGTCCTAATTCCATCAATGGCTCGTTCAGTAATCGGGGCTTTCTTGGCTTTTCTTAAAGATTTGAATTCCTGAAAAACAGAATCAGAAACACCGATAGGTGTTGTATTTATATTTGGTAATGTGTTATGTGTTTTAGGTAATGTGTTATGTGTAGCATTGCCTTCGGATTGCGTTGGTAATGCGTTCGCATATTTAACCTTATCCCATCGGGCTTTAGCACTAGCAGATGCCTTGATAGACTTGTCTCCAGTTTTCGCAATTTCCTTATCAGCCCTGTGATGAATCCACCCATGTTCAGTTTTCTCAAAATACTCTTGCAATACAGATGCAATGCAATCGCTATGCGAACGCATACGTATCTGCCTAGCAGTTTGTTCGCTATCAAGCGGGATGGGAATTTCGTGTAGGTAATACCAATCTAAAAGTCTCCTGTAAATCAGGTCTTCAGAATCAGATAAATGTGCGGTGTGACTTTGATAGTCACCAATATTGAATTGGTAATAGTGCATTTGAACCTACTTTCATTGGTCGCTTTCACAAGAAGAAACTATGGCAGGAAGGTGAAAGAATCTTCTTTTCCCCCGCTAAGGGTAGCCAAGTTTCCAAACAGTTTATCGCAGATTTCGAAAGATGTAAATATGCCTTGGATTTATTTTAAGTCAACTAGGGAAAACCCTGTAAAACAATTTGAGATTATGTGGCAAAGTCTTGTTTGCGGTATGTGCCGTTTCTTAAAAGGTGTGATATGAGTCCCAACTACTACGACTTTGAGTATGAAATTGCAATGTTGCCAAACCTTTGCGAAAACGTGGAGTTTAACGAGAAGTATCCCGATGTTGACAAGGTGGTAATGACATTTGAAGTTCAGGAATCAGACCCTGAGAATGGTGTTGAGTTTCGAGTTGATGTTTTTACGTTCATCTTAGTTGATGACGAATTGGTAGACATTGAAGACTATTTGACAATGAAAGACATTAGACGATTGGAAAAATATGTAGAGGAAAGTGTATGACACAAGATGAAATCATTGAGATGGCAATAGAAGCTGAATTTGTTTCACATGGAAAGCCAAGTGATGAAGAAAGTGAGTTGTTTGTTTGTGTTGATAAAGACATTTATAAATTTGCCAAACTGGTAGCAGAGAAAGGGCGAACATGGGTGGGGTTGACTGAAGTAGAAATTATTGGAATGACTTGTGACTGTGAAAAAATAACTATGGATTGCATGATTGATTTTGCCAATTCCATACAAAACAAGCTGAAAGAAATAAATGAATAAAGCACAATCAGAATTTATCAGAATCTTTGGTGAGTATGAGTTTACAGAAGATGCGGCATGGCATATTTTTTTACAGGGTTGGACTTCATCCCTAATTGACTGTGCCAACGAAGTAGCAAAGATGAAAAATGGTGGCGACACAACAGCATCTATGGCAGTTTTTATTAAAAACATGGCACATAGGGTAAACACCGATTCCCTTAATCAATAAATCTGAGAAGATAGAGTTTCACAACAGGAGTTAATATGACAGACCTAAAGATTCAAGACGAGATGTATGCTGTAAAGCAAGAGTTGACAGCCAACGAAATGTGCGACCAACTGTGGGACTCAAAGGCAATGGTAGAAGCCTATCAAGCCAATGACTTCACAAGCATGGCAGACATTATTACACAGCGTTTAAACACCTATGCCAAGCGTATAGCAGAGTTGCGTGTTGATGGAAAAATAACTACAAAATGGGTTGACAGTTCAGAGGAATTAGATGAATATAGGTTAGTTCGCCTTGAGCGTTTTGAGGATTCTATACGCCAAAAAAAGGTGGGCGTATGAGAATCAAAGACTATTTTCTTAATGAACTGGAAAATTCTAATGACTATTTCAATCAGAACGGCACTCAAGAAGATGAGACAGGATTTTGTGATGTGGTGGAACAAGACCATAGACTACAACTACGAGATTTTGCCTTACGAACCCAGTTTGCAATCGTTCAGCAACAAATCAAAGAAAGGAGTGAAGTTAAAGGTTCAGCGTGTTGTTAAGCCAAGTATCAGCATTACTGATAAAGAGTTTATCTACACAAATTCAGCCCATACTAATGTGGCTAAAACATTTCAAAAGTTTTCAACAAAGACAGGAGTTAATGATGCTAATGGATTATTCAACGATTCTGATACAAATAGAATCAAAAACGAAAATGTTGTCCGACCGATGCTTGGAAGGAAAGTACGAAGGGTTTAGTAGCGAAATCGCTAGTTTACACTTTGATTTAACTTTGTTAGCAATGTGGATAGTACAAGAACAGCAACGGGTGTTAGACAATAAAAGGAGTCAAAAATGAAAAATATTGCTACTGCTTTAGTAAAAGCACAAAAGGCTTTCGGGCCAGCACTTAAAACCGCAACAAACCCACACTTTAAATCACGATATGCAGACCTTGCATCATGTGTTGAAGCTGTTATTGATGCCTTGAATGAAAATGGTATTTTCCTATTTCAAACAACATCCGAGCATGAGAATGGTATTCTTTGCGAAACAAGTTTTTTGCACGAATCGGGTGAGCGTTTAGACTGTGGAAAACTATTTTTCCCTGCCCCCAAACATGACCCACAAGGTTTCATGTCCTGTTTGACATACATTCGTAGAGCGTCTTTGATGGCGGCTACTGGTCAAGCACCTGAAGATGATGATGGCAATGCGGCATCCCGTGTTTCAGTACCAACGATGGATGCACAGGAACTTGCAGACCACTTGGCGGCTATTGATGCTTGCACTACCCTTGACGAGTTGAAAAAGGCTCACACAGACGCTATTAAGGCTACTGGTGGGGATGTTTCTGCTCAGAAGAAGATTATTGCGGCTAAAGATGCTAAGAAGGGTGGTTTGAAATGAACAACCCACCAGCATTTCCAAGTGATGCAGTAAAAGACCCTTTCGATAGATCAGGCATGACCTTGCGTGATTACTTTGCGGCTAAGGCTATGCAAGGATATTTAACAAGTCAATCAACATGGACTAAAAAAAGATTTGTAATATATGCAAAAATTTCCTACGAAATGGCTGATGCAATGATGGAGGCGAGGGATTTATGAGCGATATTCAACAAGGCACTCCTGAGTGGATGCAGAGTAGATGCGGTAAAGCAACTGCCTCTCGCATATCTGACATTGTTGCCAAAACAAAGACAGGTTATTCAGCATCAAGGGCTAAATACATGGCTCAATTGGTGGTTGAAAGAATCACAGGTCAAGTGGCAGAATCCTATCAAAACTCAGCAATGCTGTATGGAATAGAGACTGAACCCTTGGCAAGGGCGGCTTTTGAGGCAAAGGTAGGGGTTTTGGTTGATGAGGTAGGTTCTATTGACCATCCAACTATTGCAATGTCTTCTGCCAGTCCTGATGGCCTTGTAGGGGATGATTCTTTAATCGAAATCAAGTGTCCGATGACGCATACACACATTGAAACATTGGTTGATGGCAGTATTTCAAAGGATTACATAGACCAAATGCAATGGCAAATGGCTTGTACAGGCAGACAATTTTGTTATTTTGTGAGTTATGACAATCGTATGCCTAATGGACTTCAGTTGTTTATCAAGAGAATCCCAAGGGACAATTCTTACATTGATGAACTGGAGAAAGAGGTGACTAAATTCTTAGATGAAGTTAGCATA